CCCCACCAGAGACCCCCTCCGTGCCAGTCCTCCCCGTCCCACAGCTCCCTCCTCCCCCTTTTACCGTTATAGAGCTATCAAGAGACTTCCTTGCCAACGGCCATGAAGCCCGGGTTAAGGTCGCTCAGCAGCAACTTAACGGTGACTGGGCGGAACCTATGGTTCTCTGGGCTATCTATGTCCTTTACCAGGCTCCTCTTAGCTGGGTTGAGATGGGCGCGAGGAGGGTGATATATGTGGTTGATGACATACGTAGTGGCCCGATCTTCGTTTACCAGGAGCACGCCTATACGGGTGATCTTACGGCTCCCCCCACAGACCTAGACCACCTCGCCCTCCCTGCCTACCAGACCCACCTTGTATCCGCCCCGGCTGATGGCAGCTGTGTCTACCATGCAGCCCGGACCTACTACCCCCGCCTACCCTCTGTCCCCGTGCTGAGAGAAGCTGTTGCTACCTTCCTAGCAGGCCGTCCCCGTTCTGGGGGAGACCGCCTCTCAGCCGTCAATGCCGCTAGAGAGTTACGGGCCTACTGGGCCGAAGACGAAAAGAAAACAAGGGCGGACACCCGTTACCGGTGGCGTATGATTATGGTTTTGACTAATAAACCAGATGCCCGCCAGCAAGGCATCTATTACAACCAAGATGAGGTTGTCATACTCGAGAGGCACAAGCACCCTGAACACGGCCGTTTCATCTACCGCCCTCTTCTTCACGATACCTCAGGCGATTATGATGCTTTCTATGATGGTGAGTTTTTCTTGAAAGGGAAGGAAGTCCCCGGTGGTTACACCGTCGCCTCAGAGAAACCTTACCTCATGGTAGGGCGGCAACTTCGCCTTTTTCAAGCCCCCCGACTCCTGGCTGCCATAGCTGACCTCCCTGATATCCCGCAGCCTCCTATTTATGCTCACATCGGGGTCCCAGGCGCCGGGAAGACCTATAAGATTATCCATGGTTGTGAAGACGGAGACCTTATCCTCGCTGGCTGTCGTAAATCCATAGAAGACGCCGTGGCCGAACTACATGCCACCCGTCCTGGTCTCAATGTTGATGCCCGTACTGCTGATAGTTATCTCATTAATAAACGCACTAAGCATAGGAGGGTCTGGTTAGACGAACGCTATGCCCTCCATGCTGGT